TAGCCCTTATATTCTTGCTGGTATCCCCGGCATTTTCGCAAGACGCGGCTCTTGAAAAGCTATCTATTCCCGGTTTTAGCGGTGGTGTTGTTTCCAGATATTCTCCCATTCTGATTCCTGATAGCTCCGTACAGTATGCTCGCAACGTGTATTTTGACGAACTGGGAATATCACGACGCAAAGGATATTCTCAATTTAATTCCTCTGTATTCCCAGATTCCAGTAGCGTTCGTGGAATATGGCCCTTTACTGCTGATGATGGCACAAGATATATTTTAGCCCTAAGTAGCCAAACCATATACAAAGCCCCTACAACTGGCGTTTTCAGTGGGATTGCAGGGCTATCAGGACTATCAGCTATAGCGGAAATGGATGCGACCGCGTATCTCGGCAAAATATGGTTTGCCAATGGAGTAGACCCCATGGCGTACTGGACAGGAGCCAGTACCAAAACTGTTACTGATGGGCCACTGGGGTCCATGATCGAGGGTTGGCGCAATCGCATTGTAACTGCGGGGGTGGCGGGTAGTCTTTCGTATGTTTTTATGAGTCGTGAATTGGATGGTGAAACATGGGCCACGGGACCAACGTTGAGCGAATCTCCTGTAGCCATAGCCTTTGGCGGCTTTAACGCTAAGCCTATAAAATGCGTATATGGTGGTTTTAAAGACTTCCTGATGGTGGCAAATGAGGATGAAACATATGGCGTTTACGGTTTTGGACGAAATGATTTCGTAGTTCGTACCTTAAGCCGTGAGGTTGGATGTATCGAGGATAAAAGCGTACAAGAAAAAGATGGTGCCTTGTATTGGATGTCGCGTCGTGGCATTGAAAAAATGACGACACAAGGCGGGATATCTCGTGTTTCTGACGGTGTTAAAGATGTATTTGACACCATCATTAATAACACAGCTCAAAATAGAATTAAACTTTACAGCACACAAGCGCAATGGGAATCTGGTAATTTATATGTAAGTGGCCCCGGGGCTAAAATGTCGGCAACAATATCCCCGGGAAGTGTTGTCCCTAGCACTTGGAGCCATACAGATGATGATTATGAGGACTGGATATTGGGGACTCTTGACAATACTACAACCTCATATGCTGACAGCATTGGAAGCGTATCTCTTACTCCTGATATATCTAGCAGGACATATGATACATTTACGGATTTAAGTAGATGGACTTTTGGATCAGGAACTAATTATTTTTCTGCCTCTTTAGGGAATTTAAGATATATCACTCCCACTTATGGTTTTTATTCGGGAGAGATATACACATCCACTAAAACATTGGGATGGGGAGATTGGCAATTTAATGTTTTATTAGGAGAGGCACGTATTAATGGCGGATTTTGGGGAAATGAACTTTGGTATTATTTTATATCTGATTCAAGTGGGACATTAAATTCCAATTCAAATCCTACTTTAAATGGATATGTATTGCATTATAAACTTCAAAGTTCATGGAATAGAGTTTTAGAATTACAAAAAGTATCAAATGGATATGGGACATTAATGGGAAGTTCAACAACTGTTGTTGTTCCTATATATACTGGACAATACTATTACAAAGATGATTCAGAAGTTAAAATAAATGTGAGTTCATCCGGTGTGTTTACTATATCAGAAAATGGAGTAAACAAAATAATAGCTACTGATTCTGGTTTTTCAAAAAATCCATCTAGCTTTAATATTTTTAAAGTTTATGGCACTGGATATATGCCTCAATCTGGATTTTCAGGGACAGATGCTGGTATAGATAATCTATACATACCAGGGACATTCCCTAGTAGTGGCACGTTTACTTCCCCTATTTTTGATACCACTTTATCAACTCCGGTGGGTGGTCCTTTTGAAGTTACTTTCTCTACGCCAGCAGGAACAGCATTAAATTTTTATATAAGAGAAAGCACTAAGAATATAAGTTATTCTATAGAACCTAGCGTATGGTCTGACTGGATTTCAGTTGCGGATAGTCCCACATGGTTTGAAGATGGAATATCGACAAGCACAAGAATCCCATTCACTAAGGAATATTGGCAGTACAAAACAGAATTTTCCACTATATACAGCACACGGACACCGATACTTACTAGTGCAACATTAATAGCCGCCACAACTGGCACGTATATTCACGAATGTGCGGATACAAGTGGCGCGGCTTCTTGGGGTAATTTTCAAGCCAATAGTGTGCTTGATGGCGGTTCTATCTCATATTATATTACCACGGGAAATACTTGCGATAGCGTACAACGTGCTACCGCTACGTGGACGGCGCAAAACAATAATGCTCCGATAACTTTAAGCACTGCTAACTATACTGGAATAAAAGAAATATTTACGATTGATTCTGGTTCATCTACTGCTTTATTGCGAGATGTAACACTAAATTGGCTAGAGGGGGTGGCGCGTCCTCCTGTTGCGAGTTCCATATTTAACGAACGTTACTATATGGCATATACAACATCTTCCGCTAATAGTATTAATGATTTTATGTATGTAGCCGACAAAAATGACGCGCCCACATTTCTTGATGATATTAACTGTTACAGTTTGGCTTTATTTAACCGCAGGTTCTATTGTGGTGATGCTAATGCTACAGGTAAAATATATCAGTTAGAAACTGGGGAATCTGATAATGGGAGAGCCTTTACTTCGGCTTTCAAAACAAAGGCTTATTCCTTTGGAGACCCCGACGCTGAAAAAGAATTCGTAAAAATGTACGCCGCTTTTGCGCCATCATCTGACAGTCTTTTTAATATAAATATAACTCCGTCGTATAGGCTTGACCTTTCCACCAGCACCATTACTTTATCAGATGTCAACACGGGAGAAGACCCCACGGCCGGAATGCTTGTTGCCAAAATACCTTTTGCTGTAAACAATAATCTTACGGGGAGATTTTTGGACGTATCTTTTAGTAATACTTCCGCTACTTCTGGGTGGACTTTATTTGGACTTTCCATGTACTTTCGCAGGATGGACGTAAAATGATAGAATATACTAAATTTTTAAGGCGTAATAAAGAGGTATAAAAAAATGGCCAACTCATTTATCAATTGGGACGCAATAAATAGCGCAAGTAGCACGCCTAGTTATGAAAATATATCTAAGTTACTAACCGCCAATCAGGGCTCATATGTTGATACTGCCGGCGCGGCCATAACTCCTTATCTACAGACAGGCACTGACCCATACCTACAGCAGGCCATACAGGAGATTGTACGCCAAGGCAAAGAATCAAAAGCTCGTAGCATTTCTGACGTGGGCACTACAGCACAGTCTAGGGGTCTTACTGGTTCCTCCATTGAAAGCGGTGATATCGCGCAGACTTCGGCCAATATGGAGAATACACAGCAGGGACAGATTGCTAATTTGCTGGCAGATGACGCGAAAACAAAGAATACGCAGATGATTAATTTCCTTACACAGGCGTATGGGCTGGACTACCAGCAGGCCAATTCTATGGCCGATAATCTAGCGCAGTTGATGGGGCAAGAACTTGGTAGACAGAATGACCTTGCCATAGCGGATAAGACCGCAAAGGCGTATAAGGATTCACAATCTGGTTGGCTTTCTAATATTGCGCCGTCGCTTATAACTGGTGCCGCAACGGTTCTCTCAAAATCTGATAGACGCGCAAAGAAAGACATTCTTAAAATAGGAGAGGTAAGCGGAGTTAACCTTTACACCTTTAAGTATATCGGCAAGGATGATACTTGTTTTGGCGTAATGGCCGATGAAGTCAAACATATTCCCGGAGCGGTTATATCAAAAGAGGGAGAATACGATATGGTCGATTACTCAAAGGTTGTTGACTACATGAAGGAACATAAATAATATGCCCCAATATATTCAAAATAATCAGGCCATGTTGCAGGCACTCCTACAAGCGCAAAGAGCAAAAGCTGAACAGCCGGGAATAGACCAGCGCAGGATTGCCGAAGCTATCTCTGGGGCCATAAACCAGCATTATAAAGATAAAGAGATGAAGATAGCGCAGGCCAAGGAAGACAAGACCAAAGAGATAATGGGGGCCATTGATTATCTTGCCAAAAACAACTTGCTTACAATTCCCTCTGGCAATAATGGACAGGTAAAAGTTGAAGGGTATCAGCCTATTCCTACAGGTATGCAGGAGATATTAAAATCGCAGGGGGTAAGCGGGACTTATTCACAGCCTAAAGAAAAAACATACGAAACTATTGATGCCACTACCTCCGCCGCCATAAAGAATCAATACGGAATTGATCTTCCCGCCGGAACTCCTAGGGCAATAGCAACTACAGCCATCTCCCTAAAACAGAAACAGGATATTGCGGATAAAAAAAATGCAACTCCTACGGAACTAGTTACTACTCCTTTTGAGCCTGCCAACCCTGAATTGTTGGCGCAATATGTCGTGCCTGAAAAGCGGCCTAATCCCTATCGCAAAATGACTGAACAGACATATAAAACAGTCAAGGCCGCTAACACAAGAACCGCTAACTTAGAACTTGCTAAAGCGCAAACAATGTCCGACAACGCTACAGAATCTAATGCGCAATTGATGCGCGCTAAATCACTTATTGAGGGCGGTCTTGGTACCGGAGTAGGGACTAAACTTACTGGCAAACAGTTTTTCGGAAAAGGTGCAGAATTCCAGCAGATAGCCAGCAAGTTATTGCCCTCTATGCGCAATGGTATGCCCGGAGCAGTATCTGATAGAGATGTTGCTATATTCAAAGAGGCGAATATTGACCTAAACAAGCCGGAGGAAGTAAATTTAAAGGTCCTCAATCAGTCTCTTGCTGTTAACAAACGTATAGCGGATAAAGCAAGGTTCTTGTCTAATTATTCTACAGTATACGGAGACTTGCAAGGGGCTACTGCGGAATGGAATAAATATATAAATTCTGTACCGCTGTTTAGTCCTAAAGGCGAGGTAATGCCATATAAATCATTTGAGGAATTCTTTTCTGCGCCAAAAGCACAGACTAAAGAGGTCGGAGTATCCCAGCCAAAAAATGAATTTTCAGATGATGAATTCTTCGCGTTTATGAAAGGTAAAAAATAATGCCTACCGAACAGGACATATTTGACTTCGCGGTATCCAAAAATCCCAACTTAAAAGATAAACCTTTTAGGGATGTTGTGGATTTTGCATATTCAAAGAATCCAAAATTGCGGGACGCTGTTTCACAACCGA